CTCTTGAACAGTGGCTCCTGGATTATCTCTTTTAATATAATCTATATTATGTAATGCTTGTTGTACACGAGCATTAATTTCACTTGGTTTACTCCAGTAAGGATCGTCTTTCTTTTTAGGTCGTTGATACTTATCCTGGCCTGCCCAATAACTTATTTGGTGCTTACCTTTAAATTTTATATCATCTAATGCATGTCTTAATTCATGTGCTATATATTCAGCGATGCTGGCATAATCACCTTCATGCCATTCATCAAGATTTACAACAATCATAGGTTTACTATCATGTTCTCTATGATATTCTGCTACTGTATCTTTTTCTAAGTAATCGAATGTGATTCCTAATTTACTTAAAGGTGTGTCTTTGACACCAGTTATTTTTGCAATAGACTGGAGAGGATACTCTGCTGGTTTATTTTGATACATCCATTTAGCCACAGCGTTAGCCAAACGATTAATCATCGAACTATCTTCTACGGACTCTAATAATTCATTTATTTTCATCCAGTATTTATTTTATCTTTGCGGTGTTCTGTGTGGTTCGGGTTGTGTTGGTGGTATCGGGATACGTTTAGGTTTGTGTGAGAACCAACTCATGTTTTTCACTCCATAAAAAAAGCCCGGAAAATCCAGGCTTACTTATAATTTACTTTAGTTCCTATTTCATTTCCTTGTTTAATAGGACTTTCATCGGGAATATATATAGCGTTACCTACACCTACCATACAATATTCATTTGTCTGTAAATCATGTAAAATCCAACTTGAAGTTTGTGTTTCGGAATTCATATAAAGTATGTTTACAGTACGTTCATTCGGAGCCTGTGTAGCTATGACCATTTTTTCACCATATTTGTCTAAGGTCATTTGCAACTCTTCAAAACTTGCACACATGAATCGAACTTGTCTTGTTCGGGGTTCGGATTGAGCTGCCAAAGCTGTGGTGGCCAGTAAGATGGCAGCTAGTAAGATTTTCATAATTTTTCTTTATTGATCTCCGGATTATCTACTTTGATGTTCTGAAGCTTTTTGTTATTTACATTATTATCAATATCATTTACTGGATCTTTTATAGGAGTCGTTATTTTTTTAGCCGGAGCGGATGCAACTTGATTTTGTACATTGATTACATCATTATCACTATCTAACCATTTTACTCTACGACCTTCACTTATTGTATTAGTTTCTGCTCTTACGTTTTTAAATCCTAAATCATTTCTGTTATTCATGAAACGTAATACAATATATGGAGAGTGTGGTCCGGAAGGAATATCTCCATTTTTATATACAGTATCCGATATCAAGACAAACTGATCTCCTTTTTTCTCGATGTTAGCCCATCCAATTAGAACTGCATCTACATTGGAGAATCCTCTCTCTTCTCCAAAGTTTTTACCATAGACAATTTTTTGTTTAATATCATCTGAAATATGTAATCCAAAAGCTTGTCCAGATTCGAATACACTTCCGGTAACTGCTCTTACTCTATCAAGCCAATCGTTTATTTCTGGAACTTTATGTAGATGTTGCCAACCGCCCCATCTAAAAGTTTTGTCTTTTAAACTTACCCAAGCAACTGCTTTTCCATTTTCATCAAGAACTGTCATATCACTTTTCGGAGCTCTTCCGAATATTGAACCACGTTCTTTTTCGACAGTAGCAGCACGTACTATTTTATCACCTACTAATAATTCAACAAACGGTGCACCTTGTTTAGCATTTTCTAAATCTTGAGAAATGCCTTCGATCTGTCCTTGCTCTATACGTTCTCTCTGTCCTGCATCTTCACCGCCAAACTCTTTAGTTTTTTTAATTGCAGTTAAGGGAATGAATCTATCATTATCTCTAGATTTTAGTTTAATTGAACTTGTTGGATTTTCTATCCAACTTTTCATACGATCGTATTCGTTTGGATCAAGTATAATTTCTTCATCTCCATTCTTTGTTTTAACAAGAAACGGAGACTCGCTCTGTAATTTTTTTAAGAATAATGGAATACGATCCTTTTTCGGATGTCCACGATACTTGAATAATTCTTTAGGGCTTAAATTAGCTTCGGAAAGGAATTCATAAAATCTCATAGTCTAATATTTAGCGTATTTCCGGGAACAAACAATCCTGTATAAAGACATTTACATCATCTTCGTTAAGCCCTAAACTAGCCATAACTTTAGGTGTATGAGGGTTTCTTTTTTGATTTTCACAGTAATAATTCTGATTATCTGTAGTATTTTTATGTGTAAAATTGGAATCCGCTACATAAGACAGATAGTGTGTTATACTGCGATTTGCTATATTGAATATTTGATTAAGTTCTTGCTCATCTTGAACGTTTCCGGCAGCAATCATACTGCCCGTAAATATACGTTCAGCCCAATCGGGTAGTTTACGAGTTTTATTCCATTGAAGTTTTAGTGCTTCTTCAGCGAACCATTCGATCAATGGATGTTCGTGATCGCCTGCTGGACTGAAGTCGTGAAAACAGCCGGTAATTTTACTCTTACCAGCTATAACATCAAATCCGTAAATTGGAGCAGGGTTATGTATGTGGGGGAAAATACAACAATGCATCATCCATAAGCCCTTTGTTTTCCTAGCATCAACTACATCTATATGTGCTCTGCGATAACGATCGCTACTCCATACGCGATTAACCCAACCAGGCTGGTTAAAACGATCCATGCCAGGCTCGTATATTTCTCTGCCCGTTTCATTAAATTTTTCTTCTAGTAAATTCTGTATGTTTATTAATGTGTCCCAAACGTCACTCATCTTTTGTTAACACTTTCATAATTTTAATAGCCCACTCAAAAGCAACTTTGGCTTCATCGCCTAGGTCATCGGTAAGTTCTGCTCTGATAGCAGTTTTTAAATTTTCAGCATCTTTAAATTGATAAAAACGACCTTTTCCTGGACATTTTTTTGCAATGATTTGTCCGCCAAATAAATCTCCCATATGGCGACAATATAAGTGTGCCTTAACTAAATGACGTCTTTCAGAATCATAATTAAGAGATAGTATGTATTGATAATATTCGATAGTTTCTGGTAACCACTTAAGATTATGATGTGGACCTACTAATTCCACACAATCCTGATAAATCTTATGTGTTCTTTCAATGTCAGGTAAATTTTTTAACATACCTTGACTATTCGCAGCAGATTCTATTCCATTGTAAACAAGCACCATTTGCCAAAGATAATTTGCATATTCTTCTTTAGTAAAGGATCCTGTTACAAGTTTTTTAGCAAATAGTGTTCTTTCTGCATCTGCATGTAATTCTTTAGTTATTTCACGTAAACTCATTCTTCTTCCATTTTTACTTGTAGTGGAAATCCATTCGAACGAGCTAATGTAGTAGTTTCAACTGCTCTAATTTCTGCAATTTCAAAACTATAGACACCTGCGATTCCACTTCCATTATTATGTATCTCCATAGTAATTTCTTTGGCAGTTTCTTGAGTGTGTTTAAAAATATTAATTAAAATTTCGATAACAAAATCAATGGGTGTTAAATCATCGTTAAGTAAAATAACTTTCCAAAGTTTTGGTTCGACAACTTTTCTTTTAATTTTTTCATCAATTTGTACATCTGCATCGACTGTCATTATTGTCTCCGTGGGTTTAGTTAATAGGGGAAGTTTCCTTCCCCTATATTATATTACTTAACTTCTACGATGTCAATTACTCTAGGCTTTTTGTCCTCAGGAACGATGAATTCCATATCGATACGAAGTATGCCATCTTGAATTGCTGCACCCTTTACGACCATATGTTCTGCCATTTGGAATGATCGAACAAAGTCTCTCGCACTTAGCCCTCTATGTAGATATTGGACTTCTGATTCTTCTCGTTTACGTTCACCTTTAACTGTGATTACGTCGCCTTCTACTTCAACTGCGATTTCAGTTTTTGTAAATCCAGCCACAGCTATTTCAATGAAGTAATTGTGTTCGTTTATACGAGCAATATTGTGTGGAGGGTAATTCGATGTTAATTGATTAGCAAAGCGTGTTTCGAAAGTGTTAAAAAGTCTATCGAAACCTACTAATGCTCTGTTTAGTGATGTTGTGTCAAAACGTGTTAATTGAGTCATTTCTTTCTCCTTAAAATTAAGCAAGAATTGTGTGCGGCCCCACCCGGGCACCGCACACATATTTATTTTACTACTCTATTTCTGTGTGTCAAATTACATCATTCCCATATTAGGGTCTGATGCTTTTTCTTCTTTTGGTACTTCATTAATTGAGCAATCAGTTGTTAAGAGCAGTCCAGCAATACTGGATGCATTAACAAGAGCACTCTTTGTGACTTTAGTTGGATCAATTACACCCATCTCGAACAAGTCACCGTAAACACTGGTAGCAGCATTGTATCCGTAGTTTCCAGAGCCT